TGGATACACTACAAAACTAATATCTAATTCTGGTAGCGAATCTGGACTCATCTCCAACGCAACAGTATTCATCATTGCTCTAAACATAAGAAGCTGACCACCAATGTTTGCCTGAATGTATGTCGGTTTTTCATTGTCCAGTGTTGCGAAGTCATAGAACGCAGTTCCGCAGTACGGGCAGACCGTTGAGTTGATTGGTGCGCCACAATTCGGGCAATTTGTTTTTTCTCTCATGCTTCTCCTTTGTACGGTTCTGGAATCTTAATCCACGCTATAACTTCAAAGCCGTTAATTCCCCACTTGTCAGAAAACCATAAGCACGGTACTGCATCTATATCACCTTTGCTATCTCTGACTGTGACATAATACATGCCATCTTCCTCTGGCGGTCTTTCGGATACTGGAATCCACCGCTGTTCTGGCTCGATGGTCGGTTGCATGTTTATAAGAGCTTTTAAAGCACTGTGATTTCCTGCAAAATTTCCATCTGGGAGTGCGGGCAATTTGTCAATATGCTGTTTTAAAACATCCGCATCAATTAATCTCATTCCTCTTCACCCCCGTTAAGACTTCCACAATTCGGGCAGAAATTAAACTGTCTTACCGTGTCCTCAAATGATAACGACCATGAACAATGTTTGCATACTGAACAGTTGATATGCGTACTGTTCTTAATCCATCTGCCCTTCTTCCGCTCTGGTTCGCCTTTTTTGATTCTGATGTAATAATCCCTTTCCCATTTTGCCGCCCTTTCCTTCCAGTACAGCAACTCATCCTTTATCTCTTGCGGATAATTAGCTTCCAGTTCTTCAATCGTTTTTCGGATTTGTTGCGACCATCTATGACAGCAATGTTGCTCTTGATCGTACTCCTTGCAATCGTGACACCATTCAAAGGTTTCTGGCTGTGCAGATGGCAACGCATTTAAATTTTCAACAATAAATCTTTCTGCTTTATCGAAACTAACGCACTTAAATGCCATTTCGACTTCATTGATTGCATCCTGTCTGCTGATACAGCCGCTTGATTGAATCCTTGATTGACCTTGATTGAGTGATGGCTGTGCGGATGGCAGTTCTTCCAATGCTTTCGCAATGTCAGGCTTGTACCAATGCTGTTTTGCGACATCAATCGCAGCATGTCTGTAGATTAAATCATCCATTACTAATCTCCTTAAGAAACTCTCCTATTGCATCATCCACGGACATGTATTCATGGCTTGCTCTTGAGTACACTAATCCATTATATTGTGGAAAATAATATTGTTTTCCATGATATGCAGATGTGATTAAATCAAATAATTCCCACGTGCTATCATTTCCCCGTTCTGGCTGTGCGGATAACGCTTCGATTGCCATCTGGAGTGCTTCATCCCAATCTTCTTCGCAATATCCAGTTGGAGTGTTCCAGATGTTTATGCCAAATCCTGCTTCTGTCAGAATCTTAATTGCCTGTTCATTCGTCATCTGCTTCACCTCGCTCTCCGTAGGAACAGTAATCATCTGCTACAAAAAAATAACAATTTTCGTGGGCTGGTATTGTGATTCTCTCACCATTTTCACCTGCCCAGTATTTGCAATCACGGCATCTGACCACGCTCACAAGGTCAAGTTCCTCTATCATCCTTGTGATGACTTCTGATAAATTCATGGCTTTACTCATCTGAATCACCGTCCTACAATTCGTCATAAATAAATACCTTGATAAAAAGACTGATAACAACTCCTGTTAAGATAGATAGCCATACTGTCATTCTGCTTCACCGTCCTCTCATCTCCGCCACCGCATCACGGATACTCATGAACCGCTGAATCACTCTCACAGCGTCCTGCATCGTCATATTCGGCTTTTCATATCCGTGCTCGACAATCTGTCCATCGGAGTTGTAAATGCGATAACGGTCACTTCCTGCGTTCTGATTGAAGTTGTAACCGCAATACTCAATGTCTGTCATGCGTCTCCCTCCACTTCCGTATCCACTCCAACTGTTCCTCATCTTCTTCCCTGTGTCGCTCGTCATCCGGCACATCACCATTGCGTGTGAGAAGCACAAACGTGATGATTGCACACAGGATCGCTGCCAGACCGATTATGGCAAGGATTGCGAAGATGTAGTCTAAGATAAACCATGCCATTACCATTCACCTACCATCTCCAAAAGCTGAATCACTTCGTTTGTGCTGTATGTACGAGTTTTGTCATACATGTGCTGGTCGATGTATGCCCGAACATTCTTCCTGCGTCTCATCTTGTCGTTGTCACGCTCGTCCTTCTGCTCGATGTATGCGTCCATAGCATCCACAATCATCTCGTAGCGTGTAAATGCGTCATAGTATTTCGATTCACCGCACTCCTGATAGGTCTGGTAGTTCTTCTGGCAGAGCTTGTTATAATGCTCTCTTGCATCTTGCATTGAATCAAATCTCATGGTTAATCCTCCGTCAGCTTCCGCCCACACATCGGGCAGTAATTGAAATTGAAATCAATCGAGCCTTCCATCATGTATCCTTCTGCGTCATTAGCCTGTGCCAATACTGAAAACAAGCCATCATTAAGCGGATACCACTCATACCACATATAGAATCCATTCGGGCCGTCTACGTTCTTATTTTCATCGCTGTAAATTTCGACCTCGCAATACTCACATGGTTTTCTGCGTCTGCCTGCCATCCTCTTCTCTCCTGTTCATCAGCTTCATGTAGGTCAGCACCCATCCGTCATACAGATGCTTACTAATCTGACCCATCAAAGCAAAATAATCCTCATCCTGTAGTTCTTTGTCGCCATACTGATGATGGTGTAGCTTTACCCAAAAGTATTCGTATTTGCTCATTTCTTGCCCCTCACTAATTTGACTGATACTCTCCAGTCAGCTTCCAGATACTTGTCCTGCCATGCAAGCATCTTAGCCTTACCACCATCGGTGTAGAGGAAGGAAGCAGATTCTGTCTCCGCTCCCCACCAAGCTACTGCAATGCAGGAATAGTACCAATCCTGTCTCTTCTTAGCTTTTTGTATCCGCTTTAGTGCCCATGTTTCACTTCTGCTCATTACCTAACTCCATTTTTTCTGCCATAGCTTTGATTACTGATACCGTCACTCCGTTTCCGGCTTGCTTGTAAAGCTGACTATCGGAGTTAACAAACTGTGCTTTTTCAAAGTAATCGTCCGACCACCCTTGCAGCCTAAAACACTCTTTTGGAGTGAGCTTGCGGATCGCAACATAACATTCTTTTTTCGGATACCAAACTGCGTACACCGTTAAATCCTCAGATATCTGAACGAATATGCCTTGATTACAACTTGTGTCTAATGTATTTGCCATATCTACCCCGACTCTTCCTCTTCTTGTCTTGCTTCCAGGCATTGCAAGGTTGACTGCATCTCGCCCCCCCCTAGCTACTGCATAGCCTTTGGAAGTGGCTTCTTTTACTTCAATTTCCAACATATTAATGTCCCTTCACCTCTTCTGTTTGAATATCCTCTGTTTTCTCTTGCTGTGATGCATCCAGATATTTCTCGTTCTTTTGGATTGAGGAATCCACCGATTGCAAACACATCATTGCTGCCGTCATCATTTGACTGCTTCTACTCAGACCTTTGTAATCTCTTGCATTCAGAGCAAGTGCCATGTTCGTCATACCCCCCCCGATTTCAGAGTGGCATTATAGCCGACCATTGTTCTGGCCTGATGTGCTCCAAACACCTTTCGCTGATCACTGCAATTCAAACTGTGTGCTTCATCTTCTGATTCAGATAATTCATATCCGCTCATTTGCATCGGTTCAACTTCCACAGCAACACCATGTCTGTCCTGGCTTGTCAGAGTAAATGCTTCTTCTCCATCCTCTTTGAACCGTCTACCGTTTTGTCGTTTGTTTGCCCGGTCCGGAGTAAGTACATGTATAGCAACTTTGTTCCCTTCACCTTTGTTTGTTGTCAACGTGGGATTTACACCATCTGACGAATAACAATTGCCATTCATCCCTTTGCCAGACGGGGTTGTATTTCCGACAGTGATAACCCTACCTTTATCGGTTCTTTGTAATCTCTTGCTCGAAGTGTTGGCGATACCCCCCCCCACTCCTAAAACACGATCGCTATCATGTACTGTTGCGTCAGGTCTGGCATGTCCTATCACTTCAATCGTGTGATGTCCTCTGCCCCCCCCTGCTCCTGTGTCAAGGGTTTCTGTGATTCCGTCTGGCTCAAAGACTTGTGTGTTTCTGTGGTATCCATTTCTGTGTCCGATAAGTCCGCAAATACTATCCGCTCCGTTTGTTCCTTCGACAGGAAATATTTCTGCGGAACTTCGACCTCTAAGATGTCCGACAATAAAACAGCGTTCTCTGTTCTGTGGTACTCCGAAGTATTTACTGTTGAGAACCTGCCATTCTGCATCGTACCCCCCCCTATCCATTTCAGCGAGAAGTCTGGCATAGTCCCATCCTCCATTAACGCTAAGAAGATTTTTAACGTTCTCAATGAACAGGTAAGTGGGTTTCTTTTCTTCTTCTTGCTGTCCAAGAAGGTACATAACTCTGAAAAACAGGCTAGAACGGTTGCCGTAAAATCCGACTTGCTTTCCTGCAACGCTGATATCCTGGCAAGGAAATCCGAAGCACCAACAATCGGCTTTAGGAATGTCTCCGGCTGATACTGTTCTAATGTCATCTGCGAACCATTCTCCATTTCTATATTCCTCTTTCAAAATCTCTTTTTGTCGTTTCTTTAAGTCAAGTGTTGCAAGGTATTCTCTTTGTTCATCCGTAATTAGGTGCATTGACGTGTAACTAGCAACTGCAAATTTATCAAATTCGCAGAATCCGACACATTCATGTCCTGCTAATTCCATACCTCTGCGGAATCCGCCAACCCCTGCGAAAAAATCTAAAAATGTCATCTATTACCTCCATAAAGCCAACCGGCCCGCTCCGTAGTGATTAAAAACGAGTCTATTCTGAGAAAACTATACCGTTCATCTATGTTATTTTTGCGTATGCTTATTAGCATGTTAATGGTTTCTGGAACGGGCTGTCAGCTTCATGCAGTCCGTCTGCCGGTGTAATAAAGTGTTATGTCTTGCAATTACAAAATACGAAAGGACGACTTTTCAACAAATCAAATAGGTTTCATCAATGCTTCCGACAGACATTCCGCAATCAAGGTGGCTGTTTCAGGTCATGGCAGATAGGATGCGTAGACGACGTTTCCGATGCCTACTATCCGCTCGCTGACACTTGGCTCGCCAGCACCACCAGATTATCTGTATCTGATTCGATGTCCGCACTGGTGGCAATAATTGTGTTTGCCATACCACCATTCCTTGCACACTGGACATCCATATCTTTCCTGACCGTCACTTTCCAGATCTACTGCCAGAACGCCCAATTCTTTATTCATTGCGTCCCTGATCTTATCCATGACGGCATTCCATGTTGTGTCACATGCCATTTATCAATTCCTTCTTTCTCTCTTCGTGCTCTTCCCGATCACGGCCAGAGCCTTCCACTCCCAAGTATTCCAGATATCCAACTGTAGTCTGTAATACCGCAGGATGATTGTTATATTTCTTACACATTGCACTTGCCTTGCCTGTTGCGTCAGCCCACATCATATCGTCAGCGTCTCGCATGTCATGAAACTCTTTCATAAACTGCCACAGGTCGTTCACAAAGCTATGCAGCATCTTTAATTCGTCCATGTGTCCTCCTAGAATGGGATTGGTTCGTCCAGATCATCCGCATCCATAAACGTATGCTCCCAACCTACTTCCCAGTTAAATCGCTTATCCTCAGATATCCGCTTGCTTGCCTCATCAAACCAGAGCTTGATTCCATCACGTTGCAAGCGTCCATTCAGTCTGTTTTTGGTCACTTGAAGTATCCTGTCAGCCGGATCCAGATCATTCTCATCGTAATTCGGCACGGAATATCGCATAACCACATCAGCCAGGTTCGTTATGTTAGAGCTTCCAGCAACATCATCGTTCCGGAACTCATAGCCGTTTGATTTGCGTGGATGCACAATCAGGATAATCAGCACATCGAACTGCTTTGCCATTGTTGCCAGTGACCGCACGAATTTGGTCTGCTGGCGGTAAATGTCGGATGACATATCATCTTCCATTGCAGTCATAAGGTTGTCGATCAGGATGACCCTGCAGCCATATTGTTGGATGGCGTTTAGGATCGTAGCTTCCAGAGATTCAGTTTCCTCATCGTTGATAATGGTGTTGTCGTAGATGTAGCAGTTTTCGTCATACCAGTTATGGATCTGATTGATATACTGGCCATCTACGGTGTAACTCTTGTAACCCAGATTAGACACCATGCTGTTGATATATTTCGGTCCGGCCATCTGTCTATCGAACCAGTCCTGGAAGAACCAGTCCATCAGCTCTCCTGAGTAGTAGAATGTTGTGTATCCCTGTCGGACTGCAAATGTTCCGAACTGCGAACCAAGTGTGGACTTACCAAGACCACGCTCTCCGGTCAGGATCACAAGCTGTCCGAAGTAAAATCCGCCCAACGTCTTATTCAGTTCTTTAATTCCAGTATCAATACATTCCATCTGTGATATATCCTTACGCTTTACCTCCGAAAGCTTTTTGATTTTTGGATTCTCGACCATCACTGCATGGTTCACTGCATCAATGACGGCTTGCTTGCCATACTTCTGGAGCAGTTCGTTTGCGTCCTTACAGTCCAGATAATCTTCGGGTCGTACATGCTTAACAGCTCCATGAAAGCGTGTCTTCATTTCATCCAGGAGTGTTATGTGTCCGTTCTCATGATCTCCAAAGATAATCAGCGTCTTAAACTGTCCTAAGAAGTCCCAACAATACGGAACCCATGTGAAGCCGTTTGCTCCGGTCGGAACGCTGACCGCATTTGGAAGACCAGATTCCGCAACACTCAGACTGTCAATCTGTCCCTCTGTCATGATCAGCGTGTCGATTTCCGCATCGCACTGGTCCATTCCAAACAGAATCGGCTTGCAGTTTGATGCACACCACTCTTTGCTTCCAGGATCGCCCTTTTTGAATCCTATCTTCCGATACTTAACAAACTGCGTCCGGCCACGCTCATCCACGAACGGAAACACCAGAACATTGTCCTGTTTCTCTTTGATGGTGATGTGGTACTTTTCTGTGATGGCTTTCGAGATTCCTCTGGATTCCATATAGGCAACTGCTGCGTCCTTCGTGATCGGCAACGGATACTGCGTCAGATCCCGATAGCGTCTCTGGCTGTTGTAGTATTCATCTACATCCCTTCCAAGAGAAAAGTTAAAGTCCCTTGCCAGAGTGATCATGTTGCCTTTAGCTTTACAGGAAGCTCTCAAGCAGTTAAACTGTCCGGTTGTCAGACTGATTGCAAATGTGTTCTTATCATCGGTGCTATTTCCGCAATATGGGCATTTGGTAAAATGCAACTCATTACCTCGCACCCTTGTCTTGATTCCATGTTCACGAGCAAACCGTCTGGCATCCTCCACTTCAAATTCATATATGCCCATTGCTTACTCCCAACCTTCATCGTCCCACGGATTTCCGACCTCGTCCGGAGGACTATCTTCTTTACTTTCTTTATCCTTCTTTATCCTTCTTCTTTCCTTGTATTGTCCGCTGTCGGCTCGTTGCCTTGTGCGCTGTCGGTTCGTTGCCTTATCCGTTGTGGGCACATCTTGAAAAAACCCATAGTTTTCAATGGTTATCGTTGTCTGGTTCGTTGTAGCGTTTACACGAATCATGCTGTCGGATTCTAACGCATCAAGGAAGCGTCTGGTCTTGTCTCTACTCCAACCCCATCGCCTTGCCAGATACGAAATTGATCTGTAAACTGTCCCACGCTCACAAGAGATAACTTTGCCGTTGTATGTCGCTTTGCTATCCTTGAAATTTGCCAGGCCAATCAAATCAACCCATGCTTGCCCTTTTGAAAAAGGCTTATCGTCCCAGAGCCAATGTTCAAACAGCTGGCGGTCAATTTTTATCCATCCCATGAATCAAAGTCTCCTCGACTCAATCGTTCTTTTATATCCCTGTACAGTATCTCCTTTATCAGTTCTCCAGATGTCTCAGCCTTGCAGAACACAGGTGTCAAGTTGTACCGGATCGACCAGGCAACCAATGATGCTTGGAAAGCTTTCGGATTGAACCGACTCCTGTATCTGTGATTTCGGAGTGCTTCCCAGCTTGCATTTTCAACAAGTAGATAAACCTTTGCGCCTTGATCCGCAGCACGGTCAAATTCTCTCTGAAATCTGTCACGGCCTCTGGTGAAGCACATTGCCAGCTCATCCAGTGACATCTTGCGCTCAATACAACAGGAAGCCGATATTCTACTGGAAGTGTCGTGAATCGGCTCCCCATTAATCGTTATCAATCCGCAATAATCACCGTAGTTCAGCGTGGCCCGTTGAACAGGCACTCCAAAAGACTTGAACCGTTCGGATGCTCTTGGAGTGTTCTGCTCTCTGGTATCTGCAACTATCTGGAAGGTTTGGAGAATTTCGTTAATCTCAAAGTGATCCATAATTACCACGGAACTTCTTCTTCAGTTCCTTCAGGGATATCCATGAAGCCGTTAGCGTCTGTCTTCGGTGCGGACTCGATCAGTTTGTCTTTCGGCATCTTTCCTGCTTTGCCGTTCCGGACATCATCAGCCACGCAAGTCCATTTGAGTCTGGTGTGATCATAGATGTTGCCGTTGTACTCGGTCTGCTCGATGTAGAACTTGCCTCCGATCAGTTTGCCCTTGAGCGTCTTGATGTCCCCGCCAAAGACAAAACCATTGTTGGAGTCTTCCAGATCCGCAAAGAATGTGTTCCAGTTATCCCAGATAAATGTCTGGCATCCGTCAGCCGGAACCGTGATGTAATGTCTGGCATCATACGGCCACTTCTTGTCTTCACTGGTGCTGTTTTCCATCATGGTCTGGAAGTAACCTTTATATTCGCCCTCTGCGATATCAAAGCAGATGGTTAAGTGTGAACCATTGCCGTTCTTGTTCGGCTCTTCTTTAACATCCTTAATCTGGATGACATATGCTCCCTTCGGAAGCTGTGTGAATGATTTCTTGCGTTTTGATTTGTCATAGGTTGGTAATGCCATTGTTTAGTTCCTCCTTAGTATTCAATTAGGTTTAATCCAAAGATTTTGAAAAGATCGATGTTGCTGAAGATGTATGTTGTCCCATTGTTGTCCGCTTTACACAGATAGATTTCTGTGAGCATTGGCGGATTCGGGACTATCATCTTATACACATCGCCATCTCTCGGTGCCTCCGGCATCTGCTTCGAGACCTCTTCTGCAATAATGTCATCTGCAAGGTCGAGCTTGTCCCAGAAATCAATAGGTTCAAACTGATAGATATGTTTAAATTCCATTAGTAATCCTCCAATGCCTTAATCACGATCATGATGTCATTGTCGCACTCATCATTCTGGAAAGCTCCAAGCGGAACCTTGCACGTGGATCCATCAGCTGACAGCACGAATTTGTATTTGCCATCCTGCCGGACCGCCCAGACCACTGTTGTCATTTTGGACTCCAGAACCAACTTCTCCAGTTTGCGTCCATTGGTCTTGATTCTGGTGCGGATAATTCCGTTCTCATCGGAGATGGTTTCGGAATGTGCCAGGATAATGACTGTCAAATCATCCCTCATCTCCAGAGCCTTATTGACGATGTTCCATCCATTGCTTGCCAGATCCGTCCATGCGCTGCGCTTATCTCCGCCCTGCATGGCGAGGATCCTCATCTCTTCTGCAACCATTAAGCCGTTGATGGTGTCGATTACAACGTATTTGATGTGTTTGAACTGGTCTTCCTTGTCAATCTTGTCAAGCAGACCGGACACAATCGAGAAGCTGTCAGAGGACCAGTAATTCTTGTTTTCCTTGTTGTACTGCTTCTTCCATCCTTTCCAGTTCAGCCCCTTCTTGTCACAGTCCATATAGAATGTGGACTCTGGCGGAAGGTTATGCATTGCGGTTGTCTTGCCGGAGCCAGACTCGCCCATTACTCCAATAACTTTTGCCATGCGTTAAACTCCTTTCTTTTCGTAAAACCTTGCCTGTTCGAGTGATCTGAGTGACTCACAGTAATCCCGACAGGCAGATGCTAGATACTTTTCATCCAGATTGTGTTCTGGAACGATTGCCAGAGTGGTTGCCAGTCTCTGTTTGACTTCGGCAAGAAAAGCTTCATATTCGTTCATGCTTAGTCCTCCCGTAAGTCACTGGCGATCTCCTGCATGGTCGGCAGATACGCCCATGCTTCGACCTCGATTGCTCTGGCTTTATTCTGGTTGGCATTCCACAGACCGTTGTTGGCATCGTACTTGATGACATGAAAAGCCTTGTTCCTGGAAAGCACCAGATATTCACCGGACTGAGCCGGTCGGTATAAATCATTATTCAACCATCTCAATAGAAATCATCCTCCTCTATATAACCGTCATCGATATATGAATCGACACTGTTCCGGCAGTCATCCATGCAGTCTTCGCAGACGATGTGTCCGAAGATTTCATACAGATATTCGTCTTGAATATGTTCCCCACAAATATCACACTCTGGCAGTTTCTCCAACTTGGCTTCCTGCATTGCGATATAACGGTCTGCGTCTCTGCCAGGATTGTCAGTCCAAATCATATTCTTCGTCCTCCGGAACACTCTCAATCCTGTACTGGATGTTGTCTGTGCCAAACATGCTTTCCAAGAAGTTGACAAGCTCCTGAATGCGTTCAAGGCTGTCATGGTACAAAATAAGGTTGTCGGTATACTTAACCTTTTGTGTAATGGTCAGTTTCCATTTGATTGCCATTGCGATAAATTCCTCCTTCTGATATAATGTAAGTGCGTTAAATTCCTATGGAGCGTATCTGTTTGCAGCAGTGCGCTTCATTTTTTCTTGTATTCATAGATATCTGCTGTCTCCCACGGATCATCGAGATAATCATCTCCATAACTCCAATAGCCTTTGCTGTTCCAGTACCGCATCCATGAATCCCATTCAACACAGACCACAAAAACCAAATAAGCCATGCAGATCAGTGCGACGATGACCGGCCAGATGCTTGAGCTGTCCAGAGCACACACGGCAATGCCACCGATCACTCCTGCGATGATTGCGCTGATTTTCATGGCTTCACCTCCATAAAACATTTCCAATTCTTCAAGCTGATTGGCACATCCGTGAAATTCTCCCCGTCCACTCCGGCAAGGATGATGGTGCCAAAAAAGTCATACCCAAACAGATTGCAGTTGTATGGCAAATCACTGATCAAACCTTCTTCATTGCAGATCACTACCATCCAAGCTTCGTCTTCTGGATTAATCTTGACCGTAACTGTTTCGATATACCCACCAACCAATGTCTGGAAGCTGTGCAGGTCATTGTTAATCACTTCGATATGTCCTGCATCCTCATGTGGCATCTTGACAATTACTTTGATTCTGTCTTTCATTTCCACCTCCTAAACTAAATCAATCCAATTCATTACCAGTTCCTTGTCGAGCAGTCCTGCCTTGATCAGTGCGACTACCTCTGGCAGTGAGAAGCTCATGCTTTTGATTTTTCGGCAGACAGATGACTGGTCACAATTGAGAACCCTTGCTATGTCCACCTGTCTTGCCGATTGTCTGATTTGGTCCCTTGCGATCACTTTCCAATAATCAGGGCTTAACTTTACTCGTGGCATGATTAGTCCTCCACAAAAAATTCAAGCGGAACTTTCAGAACCTTTGCGATCTTTGCCAACTTGTCCATCTTCGGCTTGCTTTTACCACTCTTCCAATCAGATATTGTGGATGGAGCAATGCCGGTCTGACTTGCTACGCTATAATCAGTAAGATTCAGTTCGTCCCGCCTTTTAGCATATTTTGCGTACATCGTTCTCCTCCTTTCCGCATGTTGTTGTTGCGAAATTTACGGAAAACCGATATAATTAAAGCACCACCTAAAACAATATCGGTCAACCGTATTAATTTCGCTTTCGGATTTCGGAATACCGAAGTCCTTAAGTCTAATTTACTGCGGTTTAGCGAAATTGTCAACAATTATTTTTCGGTTTTTCGGAATGGAGGAATATCATGTATGAGGTTTACGCTAAACTAAGAGATTCAAAGGGAATGAAAGATTCAGAAGTTGCAATGTTGGCAGATATCAGACAAGGCATCCTGTCGGACTGGAAGAACGGCAAATCTACCCCAAGTACAAAGAATTTGCAGAAGATTGCTTATGTCCTGAACACATCAACAGATTATCTGCTGACTGGAAAGTTGCCAGAGAAATACTACTTAAACGATGAAACTGCGAAGCTGGCTCAAGAGATATATGACAATCCCAGCTTACGTGCGCTTATGGACGCAGGAAGAGATGCTTCTGCATTTGACTTGCAGATGCTGACACATATGCTTAAAAGACTAAAGGAGACGAACCCAGATGAACTGTAACATCTATCACTACATCGTCAAGTTGCCAGATGGAGTAAATGAAGTGGTTATGCCATGCTCTTCTGGCTTTACAATATATACTGCTGATAGATTAACTTATGAAAAAAGAAAAGAAGTATACAAACATGCATTGAAACACATCGAACGAAATGACTGGGAATTGGATGATGTCCAAGAGATTGAGACGGAATCCAGAAAGTGAGGGGAATGCATGAACATCACCAAATTACCATCCGGAAGTTACCGGATCAGGAAGATGGAGAACGGCAGAACATATTCTGTGACCGTGCCATACAAGCCTGGAAAGAAGGAAGCCGACAAGCTAATCAGCGAGAAGATCTCCGGAGCAGATGTGAACAGGAATACATTTCTGGAATGCGCTGAAGAATATGTGCGTGGAAAGTCGCACACGCTCTCTCCTGCCACTATCAGAGGATACACGTCCATCATTAAGATGCTACCAGAAAAGCTGAAAAACAAGCAAATAGGGACGCTCACGGCATGGGATGTGCAGAAGTATGTGGACCAGCTTGTGGCGGAAGGCAAGTCTCCAAAGACTGTACACAATTATCATGGCTTCATATCTGCCGTTCTAGCCACTTTTGCGCCAGACACAACTATTTCTACCAAGCTACCACAAAAGACGCAGGAAGCCGAATATGTACCCACAGATGAGGATGTTAGGCGGATTCTGGATATGGCACAAGGCACTCCGTATGAGATTCCATTGAGACTGGCATGCTACGGACTCAGGCGTTCCGAAATCTGCGCCCTTGATATTGAAGATCTGGATGGATGCAAGCTGACCATCCACAGAGCTCTGGTGGCTGACGAGAACATGAACTGGGTTGTGAAGACCACCAAGACCGAATCGTCTACACGAACCATCCTGATTGATGAGGACCTTGCGAACCTGATCAGGGAGACTGGCAAGATATATGATGGATACCCGAACAGGATTTACTGGAATCTCCGCAAGTATCAAGATGCACTCGGAATCCCGCACTTCCCACTGCACTACTTCCGGCACTACTACGCCAGCACGATGCATGCGCTTGGCATCTCTGATGCAGTGATCATGGAAACTGGTGGTTGGAGAACGGACCACGTGATGAAGCGTGTTTACCGCCATGCAAAGAACACTGCCGATGAGCAAGCAAAGCTAATCAGCCACATGTCAAAACTCCGTGACAAATAATGACAAATTTTTTTATGCGTTTAGCACATATTTATTCACCAGACGCATACGAACAGACAAAAAAAGACCGCCCAGAACCCTAGTATTCACAAGGTTTTGAGCGGTTTTCCTTTATTTATGCGGTTCCATAGAAAAAAGCGCGAGACGGGACTCGAACCATCGTCAAAT